TGCAGCTGGATACGCTCTGTAGACACCAGTAATCCTATTGTTCACGGTATGTGTGGTATGACATATACTGACCGAGGTCTCACAACTAAGATAAAAACTAAGATGTGCGACCTAATGGGTGCAAAAATTACACCTACTGAGTGGTGGAATATTCAACACAACATATCTATGTTTGAGGAGTTTTGCAATGGGTAGTTGGTATGCTTTATATTCTCAGACAGGCTCTGAGATACACGAAATTTGTCAGGCAACAGGGCTGAAGCCCTTTATGGTGTTGACGGATAATCGCTCTGACCCTATAAGCCGCAGAGGCAATTATACTAGCGTAGTATGCGGTTCAAGAGAAGTACTCGAGCAACGCTTACTTGACTGGGTAGCCCCTGGGGGCCTCATCACGATGCACGGGTATAAGAGAATAGTATCCCCCGCAACAGTACGCGCGTTAAAAGCGAGAGGTGTCAAGGTCCTCAATGGCCATCCAGGTGCAATAGACTTGTATCCTGAGTTGAAGGGACTTGACCCTCAGAAGAGAGCTATTGAGGCTGGGTACAGCACAGTAGGTTGCGTCATTCACGAGGTTGAGCCTGAGCTTGACTCTGGTAAGATTCTTGCAAGCGAGCATATACAGGTTAGACCTTATGGTGCTGAGGTATATGACCAGCTACATTACCTGATGACACAAATGTGGATAAAAATGTTTAAAGAAAATTTGATGAAGGAGTTATAATATGTTAGACAGACTTGTAAAGGCCGCCGCGCCTAATATGCCCGAGGATAGACACGTTAAGGCAACGCAGGACCCTTGCGTCTGGTATAAGATAATCAACTCTACTCGCACCTTGATGGTTCCCCCCGTCAAGGTGCTGAGAACTAATCCGATGGAGTTGGATAGATTTGCCGAGGCGTGTAGAAACTTTGAGAGTGCAGATTTAGAAAGCACTTTGTTTGACTGGGAGCATCTAAACCTTACTGAGCATACTGGTGACGATATTCCTGAGGCAGTTAGAAAGTTGAGGGAGCAAGTACTTGCGTCAGAGCTCAAAACCGTAGGAGTCGATATTGAGACGAGACAGGTTTTTTGGGAGGACAATTGTCTTCTTTCTTTAGGCGTAGCTTACGATGAATCAAGTGCGGTAGCGTTCTACAAATTCAACTGGGATAACCCCGAGACACTTAAGGCGTTGACGGAATTCTTTACTGACCCCGATATTGTATTTGTATGGCAGAACGGTAAGTTCGACTGTGGCAGGCTTAGATACTTACACGGTATTCCTGCTCGTATAGATGAGGACACTATGTTAAGACATTACATTAGCATCAACGAGAGAAAAGGCTCTCACGGCTTGAAAGAAATGGGTCAGCTCTACTTACAGGCTCCAGCCTGGGATGACGAGCTTGATGAAATTAAGCGTAAGTGGTGCCGAGCTAACAAGGTACCATTGAAGGAGTTTATGTATGACTCTATACCTACAAGCGTGTTGATACCTTATATGCAGCGAGACTGTATTGCCACTTTAAGACTGCACTGGCTCTTTAAGACGCTTGCTCGTCCTGAGTCCGAGTTTATGTACAGACAGCTTGTTAGGGCTTCAAATGTGTATATGAACATTGAGCTTGCAGGTCAGCAAATAGACGTTGACTACCTTGAGGACCTCGAGTTTGAGCTTGATAATCTTGTTAGCGAAGCTAATAAGAAGCTCGATGCCGTAGCAAGTCGTATATGGGACCCTGAGCTATATAAAGCAGAGACAGGAGCGAAGTCTGCAACAGAAAAGTTTTCGGTAGGCTCACCTAAGCAGCTTAAGTGGATGCTTCAGCGAGTACTAGGATACCCTGTCCCCTCAACAGATGCAACCTTAATACAAAACCTTTTATTAGATGTAGAAGCTGGCCGTATCACAAATCCTGATGCTAAAGAGTTCCTTGAGAGCATTGGTGATGTGAGAAAGTATAGTAAGTACCTTGAAACCTATGCGCTGGGTATTAGACGAGTTTTGTGTAGAGACGGTAGAGTAAGATGTACCTTTAATTTGCACGGAACAGAGACAGGCCGTCTTTCATCTTCCGGACCTAATATGCAGAATATTCCCCGCAACAAAATGATAAAAAATCTCATAGTTGCGACACCTGGATATAAGCTGTTGCAGCTTGACTATTCGCAGGCTGAATTGAGGGTATTGGCGATGCTGTCCGGGGACGAGTACATGACTCAGGTTTATGTTGATGGGAAGGACTTACACGACTCTGTTGCGGAAGAGATGTTCGGTCCTGACTTCGATAAGGAGCAGCGTAACATGGCTAAGACCATCAACTTTGGTATTGCGTATGGTAGAGGTCCTGGCTCCATATCTGAAAAGTTTGGTAAGACAATGGCCGAGTCTCGAGAGATAATCGAGAAGTGGTTTGCACCTATGCCCAAGGTTAAAGCGTTCATCAATAACCGCAGACAGATGGCTATCAGAGGTGAGCCCTGTACTACCTTCTTGGGTAGAGAGCGTCACTTCGTTATCACAAACGACAATATCAACCACGTTCAGAACGAGTATATAAATACTCCCATACAGTCCATCGCTTCTGATTTTACTATGCTTTCCCTTTTGGATATTGCGGACTTAATAGAGCAAAAGGGCTGGCCTGCAAGAATTGTAACCACCGTACACGACTCTATCATATTAGAGGTTAAAGACGGTGACCCTGAGCTTATGCTTACCATAGCATCAGCGTGCAAGAGCATAATGGCAAACACACCTAAGAACTATAAGCCCGACATCAAGGTGCCTTTTAAGGCAGACGCTGATGTAGGCTATAAGTGGGGCGAGATGGTTAAGATGGACCCCGCAACAGGACTGGAGATGAAGAAAGATGAGTAGGTTTACTTTACACGTATCTGACATACCTGATGTGCATTTGTTGATGGGGTACGCGCTCAAAGGCGACACCGTTTCCGTTGAGGATAACCTCGTCAACAGACTTGTGCTGGGGATGGATACATCCCTTAACGAGCCTTGGTACAGCACAGAGCTCAAGTATGGTAAGAGTCTGTTAGACTTTCAGGTGCCCGATGTCAAGCGTATGATGATGCAGAAGCACATCCTCAACGCCAACCCTATGGGTTTAGGTAAGACTATCGAAACCATTGTAGCGTTGAGGGAGATAGATGCACGTAGGTGTATCATTGTTGTGCCCAAGATTCTGAAGCATCAATGGCGTATGCAATTTCATAAATGGTGGCCTTTTGCTCCTGAGATTACAGTTATCGAGAGCACTCGTGATAAGAACCTCACAGAGATGCGCAAAGCATCCGAAGGTATCTTTATCCTCAACTATGAGCAGATTACTAATCAAGGCGTGCTGGACGCTGTCAGGAGTAGACGCTGGGATGTGTGCGTACTTGATGAAGCGCACCGTATTAAAAACAGAAAAAGTCAGCGCTCCATAGCGGTGAAGAGCATTCCTGCAGAGCGCCGCTGGGCGTTGACGGGTACCCCTATATTGCGATATGTTGACGATTTGTGGAGCATCCTCAACTATCTCGGCACTTTCTATTCGGGTATCAGCTACTGGAACTTTGTCAATTATTTTTGCAAGGTTGAGGAAACTTTTTGGGGCAAGAAGATAGCAGGCATCACTGATGACCCTGCTAAAGTGGCCATCCTCAACAAAATGCTCCAGCTCATATTCATACGCAACGAGTCTGTTTCTGTAGCCCAGGGCAAGGTATCTGAAACCATACACCTACCTATGACTAAGAAAATGACGAAGCTGTATGCAGAGGCTAAAGCGCTCGTACTCGACTCTCTACCTGAGACTATGACAGTTCCAAACGGTGCCGTCCTAACACTTCGGTTGAGACAGGTTACCTCGTGGCCAGGTTTATATATTGATGGCGAGGTAGGCCCTAAGTTCGAATACATTAAGGACACCCTATCAAGTAATCCTGACGAGAAAGTTGTTGTATTCACCATATTTGCGAAAACAGCTAACGCGTTAGTTGAGTACCTCAACAAAGCAGGTCTCAAGACTGTCGGCATCATAGGCACGAATGACGCGCACGAGAACGCTTGCAGCAAAATCGATTTTGTTGAGGGGGATGCTCAGTGCTTGGTAGGCACAATAGCCGCAATGGGACAAGGCTATGATGGACTCCAGGATGTTAGCCGTCGTATGATTATGATGGAGCGAGACTGGAGTCCTGAAATTAACCAGCAATGCGAGGACCGCTTGCATAGAATGGGTCAAAAGCTTCCCGTGTTAATACAATACCTGGAATGCGATGGCTCCTTTGACAAGAAGGTAACCCGTATCAATATAACAAAAGCAGACGATATCAGAGCTGCATTGGAGAGTGATTAAATGTATGACTTTACGATAGAATACTATTTCGGGTATCACCATACAGGCGAGATTGATTACGATGCTAAACGCACTGGTCTGGTGCGAGCTAAGACTTTAGCAGAGGCTGAGTCCAAGATTAAAGAAGCGGACCCTGCTTATATATGTACTGCTGATGTTTCTTTTGAGGAGGTACGAGATGAATATATTGTGCTTTGACCCCGGCAACCATACAGGGTGGTGCTTCTTTAATACAGATACGCACCACATTATAGGCGGGACTATTATGGAGCAAGACACTCACAGACGCTTGTATGATATGTTTGCGCAACTATCTATTGACCTTGTGGTTATCGAGTCGTTCAACCTTTATCCAGGTATGGCGCAGCATATGGCCTGGAATGCCTTCTATCCTGTTGAGGTAATAGGTGCGATAAAGATGCTTTGCAATATGTATGGTAAGTCGTATGTAATGCAGAAGCCCTCAGTTAAGAAGTATGCCGGCGCGCTAAAGCCTGAGCTTGTTGCTCAGGTTAAGGCCCACGCCGACGAGGTCAAGCAGATGTTTCCCAACGCAGAGCGATATATGGAGCATACTAAGGATGCTATTGCGCACTTGCAGTACTATATGCGCAACCCTGCGAAGGTAGTCATAACGCCGCCTCGCATAATCATATAACATAAAAGAACCGCTCGCGAGAGCGGCTCTTTTAATGTTATTTATTCCTTAACCTCCGGCAGACCCGCCACGCTTGTAAGAAGCGAGAGAAGCCCTGCAAGGAGCGAGGCGGAAATTACGACTTTCCAGTCCACGGCAGAGAGAATAGCCGATGTGCCTATTGTTGCTACAGCTGTCTGGGCTATGGTTTTAACCGCGCGTACTCCCGCCGCCTTAAGCCATTTTGCAATGTTCTTGTTCATTATGTATCCCTCCTTTAAAATTTAATTTGTATACCGTCTATTTCCTGACCGATTATACCCGCATAGCCGTTGTTATTGTCGCTTTCGTTATAGCCTGTAACCCACGGCAGCCATTTATTAGAACGACGGAGGTGGACGCGGTAATAAATTTGAGTACCCGTGTCGGTCTTCATCATAAGCCCGTCAATCGGTCTGTTAAACAGCCCCGCGTAATCGGCGCGGTTCTTAACCTCGGGCAGCCACTTGCCGTCCTTGTAATGCACCTTATAAAAGATGTTGCCCCTTGAAAGATTAGCGAATACCGCGCATACGTCGTGACCGAATATTCCCGCGTAATCGCTGTCGTTTGTAACGTTCGGCAGCCACTTATTTTTAACGTCGTCCCATATCTGATAGATAACGTCGGGCTTTGACGGAGCAGGGGCGGGTGTAGGCGCTGTGTCGGTCTTTTCCCTCATAAAGCCTTTTACAAGATTAAGGAAATTATCCCAGCCGTATTCGTCAAGTATTCTGTGGGGGCAATGCTTGCCGCTGTAGTCCTGATGTTTGGTAACCCTGTCAATTCCCCAACCGTAGTCCTTTAAGAGCTTAGCGGTCAATTCTGCGGCGTTTTCGAGAGCCTTGAGCCAACGTTCACCGCCCGACTTTGAATAGCAAATTTCAATCGCAATCCCCTCGCGGTTGCCCTTGCCGTTGCCGTCAGAAGCGTGCCACGCATTGCGGTTAAGCTCTATACCCTGCACAATCTCCTTATCGTCCACGGCGAAGTGGAAAGAGGTCTCCTTATTATTGCTTAGCATATACGCGATTTCGTTCGCCGCGCTCGCGTCATTCGCAGTATTATGTATTACTATGCGGGTCGGGGTCATAGCATACGGGCACTTAATTTTTACCTTGTCGCTCGGACATTCAACTTTTCTGATGTTTACCATGTTAATACCTCCGATTAAGTAGTTACTTCCCATTCTTGGACTTCCTTATAGATTTTATCAATAAAGGAATTCCCTTTGAGAGCCTTGTATGCTTCGTAAAGATATACGAAGTTTTCATATTCATACTGCCGTATAATACGCTTATCCCTGTTGTGGTAGTATATACGTAGCATTTCGCTCCTAAGCTGGCATTTAGTGCCGTTGCCGATTTTCCGTATCTGTACCACAATGGGAATTACCGTACCCAAAAGTGCCCCGATTTCGCCTGTAAGGGTCGCTATGTCAGCTATGCCCATAAATCACACCTCCACGTTGTCCGTAAATCTCTTAAACTTCTTCCCAATAAGCGGGATAATCAGTCGGAGACCATACGCAGACCGTGCCTGACGGTGCTGTACAAGTGTAATTCTTACCGCCGAATGAGCATTTATCGCCGTTGTAATACCATTTGCCTACAACAAATTCAGGATATTCCTCTGTCGGGGTTTCGGTTTGTGTATTGTTTTCAAGCGCACGGACACGGCTCTCTAAGTCATTAAGCCTTGCGATAATATCAACGCTGTCTTTAGGCTGTGCTCCGCTCCTTGCAAGCCCTAACAATTCATCATACTGCTCGTTCGTGATATTTCCGTTCGCCCATAAAGTGTTTACCTTTTGAAGTATAGTGGTCAAATCATAACCGCCGCGCTCAATTACATTTTTAATTATCTGATACATAAATCATTTCTCCTTAACTATTATTAGTTGCTATTGCCGCTTCAAGAGCCGCAAAAGCTTTGTTTATGTCTCTGTTGTATTCCGCTGCGATAATTACTCCCTCGGTATCTGTCATAAGCGTTGTAGTGGGATAAAGGCTTTTTACGCCCGATACTGTACCGTCGGCGGACGGAATATATTTTTGTGCTTGATATGGTTCGCAGGGAGTTGCGGTTGAACTTTCTTCTAACTGGAAACTATTAATGTCAACATATGAATAACTTCTATATTCAATAAAAGGAAGACCGACAGAAATTACTGATTTTCCTGAAATTGAGGTTAATGTTTTATGTGTCCAGCCTGTAACGGTATAGATGTTGCTTATTGTTGAAGAAGTGCCATCGCTGTAAAAAAAACAAAATACAGCGTCTGCGCTAGAAGTTGTTTGCCCGCTGCGTAAGACTGTTTTAACATCAAATGAAACCGTATATTGTGTATTTGGTTTAAATACAATAGGAGAATTTTTAATGGTTTTTGCACTTGTAAATCTCACACAATTTTTATTTTCAAATATTTCCTCTGAATACTCTAGAGCATCTTTATATACTTGCTGGGGAGTTGCTAGGTTCTTTCCGCACCTCGTCACATTAACACTTGTTAAATCCGAGATATAAGGTGTATATGCAGTTGGTGTTGTACCGAGTTCTAATTGCGGTTTAAACACAAGGTTGCTTACTGTCGTTCCTTTTATTATTACTATGGAAATTCTTTTAAGCTCCGCCATGCTAGGCACTTTAATCCCAGAGCCTGTATCAACGTAACCGTTTATTGTTTGCAGGTAATATGTGTTCCTGCTTCCGCCCGATGGACAACCGCTCAAAACATAATTGCCGCTTGCCCAATCGCTTTTATTTACGCTTAACACGAATTCCGAACGTTCTGTTGCCGTGCCGTTTGCAGTTATCGTGCCGTCGGAATTTACCGTATAAGTTATTCCTACTATAGAAATAGAAGAGTGAAAATACGGAAACGGCAATAAATTTTTGCTTTTCAATTTAACGGTAAGTGTGTGCTCTAACGGCGATACATCAGTAAGCCTTACCGCCTCGCCCGAGGTACTGCCTTTTAGGGCGTTGGCGAAATTGTTATTGATATACCCCTTATTAAGTCCTTCTGAATTAAGGTAATCTACAGTTACTATTCTTTTATCAGCCATTGTTATTTGACTCCTTTCGTGCAAGTAATGTAAGCTGCTCCACATTAGTTGAGGAATAATATAGTTCTATAGGCACAGACTCAAATGTACTTAATTCTTCAGTAATGTCTTGCTGTTTAAGTATAGTTGCGGCCTGATTAAGAAGCTCAGACAGCCCGAGATGTAATGCGGGTCATCAGGGTCTGTTGAGGAGGCTCCGGCTCCGGTCGTGGCAATATAGCAATATGTAACTTCTGCTCTGTGCGTGCTGACTCTGCGTCTGTCAGATACACATATGCGTAAATGTTGAAGGGTTGCTGAAGCAATGAATTGGGAACTTGAGTAGTCGTAATGCCCTCAACCGTATACCCCGCAACTCTAACTGCTTCGGTAGTGACCTCGTTGAAGAAGTGAAATTCAACAGTAGCCGGCAAGTCTAGACCTGTAATCAGCAGCACCTGACCTTGGTCCCATTGATACATAGTTGGACATCCCACTTGCGCGCCGCTCTCAAATACAATTGTAGTCGTTTTTATATCCATATTATCCCCTTCCTGTCTCTCTAACTGCTTCAAGACGAAGCTCAAAAAACATAGTCAGATTACTAATATCTTCTGTTGAGAATGAAAATGCAGATGCCCCTGCGAAGTTGGGAAGAAATGCTTTTGCCTCGCAACCAAAATACACACCGAACGTCCCCGTACCTTGTGTATAAATTGACATATTAAAGCTAGCAAGACAATTACGGGGCTCCGATGCCAATGTCTCACAATACCCATCAGAGTCTAATGACCCTAAATGAGCATAGTTGAGGGAGGAATACCAGTATGTCCTGGCGCCAGGGTCGAAGGTACCCCAGTCGTACCACATATACATAGCATCGGGAATATCACCTTCAATACCGGGAAAATCAAAATCAAAGGTTGCAGAAGTCACAGTATCATTAGGATATACTGTATCTATAGACTTGCACTTGCACCATCCTCTTAAAATATAATAGTAACCTTTACCTACTGCTATTGCGGCCGCATTTCCTATATTGCATTTAAAGATATCGTAACAGTAGTTACCAGATTGAGACCCTACAGTTTTTACGAAAACCTCGCCACCAGCCCCTTCGCCAGCTGCGGCAATTCCTTCTTCCATATGATTGAGAGCAGCTGATGTTATAGGTGTTGAAGTATTCGGGTAGTCCTTCCAGCCTCCAGTATAAAACGGAGTATATGCCATTATAATCTTCCTCCTTTAGTAGATTCAAGTGTACAAGTTGTAGATGCTATAAGTGTGTGTGTGCCACTGGTGGAGACACTGTTGATGGGAAGTGTTATCTTTGTACCATCCTTTAAAGTATATCGGATAAGATCTCCCGCTTCAGTATTTATTGGAACTACAAATTCCAGATTACCGGTACAGGAGTTTGCGTATAACAACTTAATAGCCACGCCTTCCATCTTTGTTACATCAGGTAAATTATTTACGATAGGATTATCTGTCACATCATATGATTGTCCCGCGTAATAATTACCTTCGGACCATAAAAGTGTATCTCCTCTGTACACACGAAACAGAGGGTAGCCTACAAAGTGTTCTGTCGTAGCTCTTGAATTTATATACCAAGGAATATCTATAACAGATGCAGCAACAGGAAAAGCATCAAAGCTAACATATGTAGATGCGTGTGGATATGTTGTACTGCTCGGGTATAATAGATTAGGCGTGGATGTCCCTGGAAATACGAACTTAGGTGGTACACACTCTATAAAGGATTCGGCAGCAGGATATATATAATCATCTGGAAACCTTTCAGATGTAGTACGTTTAGACATTCTGTAGTTGCATCCTATTGCTTCACCAAAATGCTTTAAGAAATCGGATAACTTCCAAGTTGCACCTACCTCCGAAAGTACATTATCTATGTTAATATTCCTGCCTAAATTGGGATACACCATTTTGTCCATTCTCCAATATTTTCCAGGTGCTGATTCTGAATTACAGTACATATGATTGTCACTTATAACGTTAACCCATATTTGTAAGACATTATCAATAGCAATAAGAGGATTAACCAAACTAGGTTTTACATCCTGATTTATAGCATATGTAACCATATCCACAATATTATACTGTACAGTAAACTCATTTTTATCAACTTGCTCTGTTGATATATAACCCACCATAGGATATACGGAATACTTTTCACTACTATCTTTCGGGTTAGTGATAGTCTGCTTTACCTTGACGAACATATACTTGAAAGAGTAACCTGGGTATCTACAGCTGACGCTGAGAGTTTTTGTATTCAGAACTCCCAGCTCAACTGTATCTCCACTGTTACACGCCTCTTGCATTGACCAACTGTCTGCTACAATAGTGGAGTTATTAAAGGTGTATATCCGAGGATATCTGTACTGGTTATTAGGGTCAGCTGTATCGCTGTATACGAAGATCTCTGTTTCAATAGGATACCCATTCTTATAAAGTTCTTCTGTGACCCAAGAAGGTGCATTAACCAATTATATCATCCTCTCTGTTAGTACTCAATGAAGGCAATGCGCATTGTGTCATACCACAACTGTCCGTGCTCATCTACTGTCTGCAGCTGAAATTGCACATCAGGCATATAAACCTCTGCAGTCTTGTAAGTAGAAGTATCAGGACTATAATAATTGATAGTTAGTTTACGCTCCTGCTTATTGGTAAAGTTACTCTCAAATATACCAAACAGCTCCATCTTAGAGCTCTCAGGCATAGGAGGCGTGTTGAACTCAATTTTTGTTGCGGTATGAGGTAGCACAGTGCGGTGTAAGTATCCATTGTTGTCTCTAAAAGAATCAAGGTCCTGACGCTGATTAGGTGTAATAGAATAATCAGCGTAATTTATCCATTTAAAGTCCAACTCCGTATTCCCGATTTTAACTAAGTATCCTTGATACACTGTACTACCTCCTTCTACGCAAAGGCACTATGACCCGTACGTCGTTTATATTGATTGTTTAGCTCAATCATCTTGCTGAATATAAGGTCAGCACCCAAATACACGTTTGCTTGAACAGCTCCCTGCTTACCTTGTAGTGCTTTAGCCATTCCTCTCGCAACGCCACCTTCAATACCAGATATAATCTGAGCATTATTGGCAACAGCAGTTCTACCATTATCAAAGTTACCAACTAACTCCCCTTTGTTGGCATAGAATAATCCATCTTCAGGGAAGCCACCTGTTGCGAACTTCGGTATCTTGGGAATGCTTACGTGAAGTTCGGATATGTTGAAGCCAGGTATTTTGTTTATCCACTTAATAACGCCGTTAACGCCCTTAAGTATGAAGTTGATACCCTTCTCAACTCCTCCCAGCAGTTTGTTGAGGAAGCCTATAAAGCCGTTTAAGAACCCTGTGAGCTTCTTATCTAACCACTGGAACAGACCACCGAAGGCCTTTTGTATGCCCTGTACTACTGCACTTACTACCTTAAGCACTGCGTTGATAACGCTAATAGCTACCTTAAGGATAGCAACTATAGGAGCAAGTGCGAAGTTGAGCACTTTAATCAGAATACTGATTATAGGAGCTATAATACCTACTACTGCGCTGATTATGTTGATGACGACCTCCAGTATAGGAGCAAGCAGCTCTATGAGACAGCTTACTATAGGCCATAATGTCTTGAACAGGTCAGCAACTAACTTCGTAATTACCTTAACTACATCCATTAACGGAGGCATAATGCTCGTAAACAGGCTCATCAATACAGGTAAGAGCGTGTCAAGTATGGGCATTATCATACTACCTAAAGTAGTAAACACCTCACCCAGGCCTTCTCTCAGAGTCTGGAACGTTGTGTCCAGCGGGCCTTGCCACTCTTGGAAAACCCCCGCAACCTTACCTACAACCTGACTAATCAGGTCAAAGGCTGCTGTTACGATGTCCCAAACAAAGCCGCCTAATGTGAGTAGTATAGGAGAAATCGCACTAAACAAATTACTGAAATTGCTTATCAGAGATGCAATAACAGGCGCAAGCTTTGCCAAGCCGGGCGCTACGTTCTGTATTAAGTCTTTCTGAATTAAGCTCGAGAACGTCTTACCGAGATCTCCGAACGAAGACTTAATACTACCAAATGCAGTAGCAACAGGTTCTTTGATACCTGCAAAAGCATCCTTAATAGGCTTAGCCCAAGAAGCAAACGAACTGTAAATCTCGTCAGCTCTCTTACGAATGTTGGGCATAAAGTCTGATAGTGCGAGCATATTGTCATACGTAGGCAGTATGTTGCCGAAATCTATACCGCCTGTTACATCCTCTCCGCCTCCGGAATCGGAGGATGTTGATGAAGAGGAGGAGACGTTATTAAGCTCATCGAAACCGGCAAGTTGCTTTTTAGCCTCTTTAGCTTTCTTAGCCGCTTTGCCCATATTGTCTGCAATACCTGCAGAAGCGTTATTAGCGTTCTGGGCCGAGTTAGCTATAGGCTCAAAGCCTTTATACCCCGTCAACGCAGCAAGTGCATTAAACACTTTTTGCAAAACTACGACAAAGGTAATCAGTATAGGCATCACTGTACGGAGCAATGTATCAAACACTGCACCTAAGGATACCTTAAGCTCCGTTAGCTGCTCTTTGAATATCTTAATCATATTAGCGGGGCTTTCTATTGTACGGGCAAAGTCACCCTGTGCGAGAGAAGTCTGCCTAATGATAGTTGCATAACGTAGCTGAACTTTTTCAGCCTGGGTCATACTTTCGACATTCTTATCAATTCCGAGCGTAGCAGCTGTGGTCTTAAGACCAGCTTCGGAAATGTCTATACCGTACTTACGCGCGGTTTTAGTCATACCCTGCAATGCGGAGTTCATATCCTCCGCAACATCTGTGAACTCTTTGTTGAACATTGATGCAAGGTCGACTGTTGCATTTGTCAAGTTGTTGGCCATCTTAGCAGAGGTTTCTGCTGTAACGCCCATTTCCTGAGCAAGCAACTTATACCCACCAGCGGCCTCTGTAAGTGTGCTTCTAGCAAGACCTCCGTACTCTGACAGAGTATCGAGATTTGCCTGCATAGCATCTCGCTGGTCTCCAGCCGCAACAGTAAACATATTCATAGCTTCTATGTAATCGTTGTGGGCTGTAATGGCTTCCCCAAGAACTCTACCAATTTGCATCGCTCCGACAACTCTTGCTAACGCGGATACAACCTTGTTACTTGCTTTGCCGATACTTTGCATAATACTCTTTACTTTCTGAACAGCTTTCTTAAAGATATCCCAAGTCTTTTTGGCGACCTGAACAGCTTTATTCTGCTGAGCCCATACCTTCACAGAGTAGGCTACGTGTGCAGTTAGGTTCTTAAGAGTACTATATGTTCCCTTTACGGATGTCGAGCTTTGGTTTGCGGAAGTGCTTAGGTTGGCTAGCCCCTGCTGAGTTTGCTTAATTGGACTCAGTGCTTGACTCATTGCACTACTTGAATCTCTTACGACCATAGACATTCCCTGCATCGCAGAAGAAGCTGAAGTTATCATAGGTATAGTTGTATTCAGAGATGAAGTCCCTAGACCCATCTTTTGCCATAGAGCTTCTAAATGCTCCTTTAGGCCACCTACATATTTAATAGCGTTCTTACAGGCATTGACGAGGGAGGAGTTGATGGCGTTTGCAGTAGATACTGCGGAAGCAGTAACTCCGTTGCCTGCCTTGTCAATCTGGTCATAAGCATCTTCAAGTTTACCGAGAAACTGCACTGCTTCTTTTGCAGCATTCACCAGGGAGCTAGAGTCGCCTTTAAAGGAATAGTTAACTACCTCATCCGGCATAATATCACTCCTTGGATTCAGATTCGTGATTTTTAGCTCTCGCTTTCATTCTCTGAATTCGAGCATTTTCTCGTCTCATATATGTCTCTACATCAGGGCCCTGCAGGTCGGTACCTTTTTCATCTCTTTCAAGCTGCTGTTGCATCTTCTCAAGCATTAACTTGGGAGAGCGGGGGCGCTTAGAGCTTGAATAATATGCAGACCAATAGCCGCTATACAGAGCGTGACTCGAGAGCTGTAGCATACGACGTTTATAGCCCTTCATATATGAGTAGACTTGCCAGAGCTCCATATCGAGGAGCTCTGACGGGCTCAAGCCTACTTCTGCGGCCCACTCAAACAATTCTCGCCAAGTTAGGCCTTCTTCCTCCGCAGCAGTTTCAGAGGTCTCAACAACTAATTCGCTGCCGGTTCGTCGTCCCCGGCTCTGTCTTTTTTTGCTGCTTCGATTTCTTCTTTGGTCATACCATTGTAAGTAATCGCCTCAACAAGTTCAGCCATTTTCTTAGTAATGCCCAGAAAAGCACCGTTGTCAAGCCAGTAATCCAAGAACTGCTGGAAAGTCATAACGTTCGGATTTGCCAGATTAAAGCCTATGTACAAAAGCTTTATCTGTTGCTCAAGTTTGAGCTTGTCCACGTCCTGAAGAATTTGCATATAAGGCTTATGACCAAACTCAGATTGCATCTGATATGCAACACGAAGAGTAGTCTTTACCTCATAATCTTGACCATTCATAGTTAGAATCATTTAAGTGTCCTCCTTAACTTATTAACCTGTTAAGCCGTTGAGTACAACAGCGCCGGTACCTGCTAACTCTGACGAAAGAGTGATAGCATCATCCGGAGCGGCGTCAATCTCAAAGCTGGATACTAAAGCAGTGCCTTCAAAGTATACAGTCTCGCTGAGATAGCAGCCGACAGTAATGGGGTCGCCCGATTCGAATGCATCTAAGAGTTGTTTCTGAGAACCACCAGTAGCAAGAGCTACAGTACCGTCAATAGTTGCGGACCAGTCTTTGATGGAGGGAACCTTCTCCTTGTATTCGTGACCAAAGGCGAGGATTTCGATTATGTCTTTCGAAAGACTTAAGTTAAAGCCAGAGACATAAGCAAGAGTAACAGCACTAGGGCTGGTACCAATTTTTAACGCGGCCGTTAGACCGGTATAGGGCTTTTCATTAGCCATATTCATCACTCTCCTAAAATATTATGAAACTGAAAGGTAATCTGCCACTCGTATAAACCGTTTGCCGTTCTACCTAAGTATAACGGTTCGTGCACGAGTATGCACTGCAAAGCCTGTTCAGTTAACTGTGTTTTGTTGAGGGACTGCACAATAGAGTCGAGGTATCTCGTGCCCTGTTCTGCAGTCTCACTCCTTATAATTACTCTCAGCAGTGGTCTATGGATAGATGAACTCTGTCCAAAATAGTTGAGGGAGGGCGAACCTTCTATCTCTACCAGGCCGCAGCCCACTGCTTCTACGCTAGGCAACTCTCCCATAACTACGGGAACAGTGTCTTTGAGAATATCGTAAGCTATATCTGCAACCATTATTTACCCCTCAACTTTCGATTGAATTCGCGTCGCACTCGAAGTTTAATTCTACGAATACCGCGCTCATAAGGTACACTAATATAGTGGTCAGCACCAACAGTATGCTTGAATGCAGTGTTCTCGTGCTGTATACCAGCATAGTTATACCCGTTTTGAGACGCTGAAGCACCAGCAACAATACCGAACTTTCGTTTCATATCTCTAGAAGGCCTCACATACACGCTGGCTTGCAATTTTCCGCTCCTGTAAGGCGTTCTTGCTTTAGCTTCTGCTAAAATGATAGGCACTTCGGCTCTAATAGCCTCGTGCGCAAGTGCGTATGAATTCCTGAAGCTTCTTCTTGGCCGCTCGAACACTTTTCGTAGCGGTTGCGGAAGACCCGGCCATATCTACACCCCCACGCTTGCTACATAGTATTGTAACTTATCGTGAACATCGTAATAGCTCGTTAGCGAGTCTATTCGCTTTCCGTTGATAAAGTCTCCCTCCTGAAGGGACACATCCCCATCAACGTAAAAGGCGTTCTTCTGAGTATACACAGTTCCTGCTTCTGTTTGCACAGGTACAACAGTAACTGTCTTGTAGCATTTGATAGGAATGCTGCTAGAGAGTTGCGGGTTACCGTACTTGTCGAGCTTCGGTGCCCCGCTTTTATCATACAGCACTCGCTTTAGCTGTGCGCTGTGTCTGAAGTATCCTCTATAAATGCCCATATCGGAAGCCTCCCGTCAACCAAGGCTGCAAATATGTCTTTGCAACCGTTGCAACTGAAGTAGTTCCTACTGTCAAACTGCTTGAGCCTGTCTCTCCAAACGTTTCAGCTACAGGACCTATCTTATAGCTCTTAACGCCTTTGCGCTGGAGCTGCTCGACGAATTCAAGGTCGTGCTTAACCTGCTCGTCTAACCTTGACAAGGCGTCCGCGCACTGCGCGTTAATAACGCATTGGGGAACGACCTTGTCAGGGTATCTCGGGAAAGCATAGGGCTGGTTACAGTCTGTCTTTCGGCCTCTGAGAGGTAAAGCTTCAATCGCTTCGAAAGCGCGTGTTAGCGCGACGCTCTGATGAGTTGCGGAAGTTTCAAGGAATGCTTTGTAGATGTCATCCTCACAGGTGTAATGAGACTCTACGTAGGCTTTCAAATCCTCCAACGTAGCATATCCTATCGGAGCCATGCGCTATACCTCCCTTAACCTGCGGATGACTTACGGATTATGCTGTTGTTAGCAGTTTCCTGGGTGAGCCAGAGGTCGTGCCATACGCGGTAGTCGGTCTTCCAAGCATAAGCATCCTGATACTCTTCAGGAGTAAACACGCGAACCTTGTCGATTTTAGAAACCGCAACAGGTCCAGTTTTAGGAAGAATCATCCACTGAATGTCGTCACCGCCAGCAGTGAAACCGCCTGCTTCCTGACCGTCAGTAGTACCATCCTTAGTTGTGAAGGTTGTCTTCAAACGTGCACTAGGTACGATTTGGATGGGAGTACCATCGAGGGCCTTAAGTTTGGTGTAAATAGCACCATTCTGGAAGCTCACGTAGTCGAGAGTGCGCGTAAAGTCAGTACCGAATTTAGCCTGAGTAAGACCAGACATTACGACTACGAGGGGAACCTCGCCGACTTTATCTTTGATGGAAGCGATATCGCCGATAAGAGCATCTACGATACCACTATCTGCAGCAGCAGCAAGAACATTGCTAGGAGCAAGAGTGTGAATGCGCTCGTAGATTTTATAGTATCTGTAAGTGTCGATTTCGGGGATAACGTGCTTCTCCTGGAAGCGCTTCATAACGTTAGCAGCGCTGTAGAGGAAACCGGTCTCATCATTGTCAGCAGCGTCGATAAGGAACTCACGACCACGGTCCTGAGTCATTTCGAAGGTCTGCTTAGAGCCGGTAACATAACCGCGGGGGAAACCGCCCTGACGGTCGTAATTACCGAGACCATCGGTCTCAATGTCGTGCATAGTAACATACTTGCCGCCCTTGTAGTCAACGCCAATAGCGTTAGACTCCATCCAGGCAGAAGTAAGACCGTGCTGCAAGTGTTTTACCAGACCGGGTACAACCTTAGTCTGGAAAAGGTTGGTTAATGCGTTCGGCATAGTCAATTACCTCTTTCTATATTTGTTTTTGGCTTCTTATTCAGCGGACTTACCAGAGTCTTCAAATCCGAAGATTTCGTTAAGCTTTGCGTCAACAGCATCTTCATCAATGCTGTCATCACTCTCGGAGCCCTTACCGGTACCAGCAGGAGCTTCTTCTTTAGCTTTATTTTTTCCCTTACCGCCGCCGTTATTACCTGCGTTGAAGAGGAAGCCTTTCGACTCTTTCAAAGCAGTAATCTGGTCTTCAAGACCGCCAAGACCTACAGCATCTTCAAAGGTAAGCTTGCTCTTATTAAGTAAGCCTTCACTGTTGAAGATAAGGTCTGCGTCTAAGGCGCCAGCATCCTTGAGCTGCTGAATAGCAGCATAGCGCATCTTGATAGCCTTCTCAGATTCAGCAATTCTCTGGTTGAGGTCTTCCTCTGTAAAGGTCTTATCACCTGTGCCTGCGCCAGCAGCAGGTTCCTTAGCTTTTGCTTTAGGAGTTCCCTTAGGCTCGTTTCCTTCGCCGTCGTCTCCATCATCAACATCAGTCTGAAGTCCTGATGCGAGCTGCTCACGTAGTGTGTTGCGCTGACTGATAACTTTGTTGAGTCTCGCACGAGGTACGAGGTCAAAGTCGAAGTCATCTCCTAACGCATCCATCACAGCAGTGTACTGCTCGGGGCTAAGATTTTTCTTCAGTCTTTCAATAATAGACATAAACAGTCCTCCCGTTTTTCGCCCGTCGGCTTTTATTCAAGTCTCCCAAAGGAGTTACTCGCTTACATCGCCATTCGTGTCGCTATGAAAATTGCTAACACCGGTAGCGGAACCTTTCTTAGTCGGATTAACACCTGTACCGTCCTGAGGTCCAGGATGGTTAGGGTCATCATCCTCAGCACTCTGGCCATCAAGGCCAAATGCTGCAGCTTTAGCTTTTGACTGCTCCATAATCTGAGCAACCCAAGCCTCAGCTTCTTGTTGAGAGCGGTTGAAGAATCTTCTAATAGCAACTTCAAGAGGCATCATCTTAGTCTCTCCAGTAGCTAGCTTAGCGTTCTCAATACTCTCGCGCGGGTCGTCAGGTAAGCCATCAGACCACTCAATGGATATATTCTTATATGCAATCGGCAGAGTTGTTGATGGGGGCTCAACGCCCTCAACGGGCTCCGTTTCCGGAAGCTCGGGTATCTCTGCGTCTGCACTTAAGACGTGAATAAGCTCTTTGATAGGTCTAGTCAAGCTGTTAGACACGCGACGCGCTTTTGCAAGAGGGTTAACCATCTTGAAGCGCATTGCTGTACCGCTTATTGCCTGACCACTGCCGTCCGTAGAGCCTAAAAGCGCTGCGCCCATTTCGCTCAAAATGTAGAGCTGATTGATGAGAACTTCTAACTCCTTAAACGCAGCAGTGAGCTGTCCATCCCAAGTCAAGTATTTAGGCTGCTCATCACCCTGGGCAACTCCAAAGAACTTGCCCATCTTGATGTACTTCTCGCCTGTCTTGGGGTCTGTCTCTAGCATAGAGAGCGGACCGGTCATACTCGGGTCAGCGTGTTTGTCAAGTATGACAGAAATCTGACCAACGCGAGCCATAATCTCGCCAAGTAAGCTGTCAAGCGTTACATAATCATCAAAGCCATAAATATTACCTGAAACTGCATAAGCTCTAATGTGCCTAATAGCACATACCTCTAAGCCTGTTTGTACAACCTCAGTGGATTTTAGTACACCAATGGTTCCGCAGTAGCCGTCCATTGCGTAGACACGATGCTCGTAGTGCCCTAAGTCCTCTTTTCTGGTACCGTGAATCTGTGCGTGCAGAACCCAAGTATCAACAGGACCGTCAGGCGTGAGGTTTTCTCTCCAACAGATGCAATGATGTGTAATAGTGCAAGTACCATCCTGCGCAACAACCGGAAACCACTCAGCGGGGTCCCAAATTGCGAAGTTAGCGCGCTTATCGTGCTCAGCATCAAGATAGATTCTGTACACTGCATCGCCGTATCTACTCAAATCAATTACGGTTGAGTACAGCTTTGCGTCGAGGTCAGAGAAGTCTCTAACATCCTCAATTACGCTATTCTCAAACGCATTCGAACCTGAGATAGAAGGGTACTCACCGCACACCAAATCTGCCATTTTCAAAGTCATAAGTCTTTGATAGTTCAATAATACCGGAAACGATATATGCTCCTCAAAGTTAGATATGACTCTCGAAATGCGTCGAGCGCAGTCTCTGTAGAGCTGTACTGTTGCGGGGGAGTTATCGTATTTACGAGTCTGACTAACGTTAGACTCAGCAAAATGCTCGCCCTCAAAGAGCGCTTTATTCTGCTTGTACCTCTCAATTCTAGCTTCTTCGGAACGAGGTGGAAATTGCCTGCCTGGTTGCAACCAATTCAAGTTGTAAAGCATCTTGTCACCTCCGTACTGAATATGCACCAGACGCGCCTCTACCTAATTCTGTATAGATTGCGTATCTGTCTGTATCACAAGTATGGTCGTGAGTCTTCAACGGCTTATCTCTGCCTTGCAGCTGGGCCGTGGCGTCCCAAACATACGTGTTATACTCTTGCTCAGTGTTCTTACAGCTTCGGTCCATATAGAACAGACCGTCGCTAATCTGCGCTGCTACAAAACGAATGCCGTTAAGAACGTCATTGTTTGCATTCAGCACTGTGTACCCTGCGCGCATGAGCTCTAGCTTCCAGCTAGCCGCGCTAGGGTCGACGTAAACATAGGCAATCTTCTGGTCACCTAGCCACGCCGCAAACATTCTCACAAACTCACTGTCTGTGTGTTGCTCCTGCTTCTTTACAGCGTCGTAGTAAAACTCTCTGAGCTTAAGAATTTGTATCCTACCTCTAGGTAGAGGTACTCGTACATATAAGCCCCAAGACATTACGGTCGACGTACCATAGTCGCAGGCAGCGTAGTACTTCAATGCAGTTGGATGTACCTGCTTCTCCTCGATGTACTGCGCCAGGAGCGCCTCAGTGTCTATCATATGTACTTCAGGTTTGAACATATCATAAATACGACCTTCAGCAACTACCCAATTGCCTAAAATCATTCTATCATACCAAACACCTTTGTACATCTGCTTCAACGAGGTTATGTAATTCTCGTCCAGACTGAGGTTGTCTTCCATCACGAACTTCCAAATCTTCTTATCCGAGATTGCGTCGTTATTTATATAATCGGTATAAAACCAATGATAAGGACTGTCAGGGTTAGTATTGCAGAAACACATAGCACCCTTAACCGACATACGGGCCATAAGCTGATTGAAAACGCTCTGCGGATAAAGCGAAACCTCATCGCACAATGCTCCAGCAAATGTAGCACCTCGTATCTTTGACTCGGCGTCCTCGTTGTTTGCTCCGAATATATAAACCCTTCGGCCCAAAATGTTAAGCTCTCCTTGCTGCCTGTTTACCCAGCGGTATCCTCCAGGCCCTACAATATCAAACAAATCATTGAGCACATTACGCTGTAACGTGGCAGTAGTTCTGCCTAACATAGCCAAATCACCCTGAGGCCCAGATACCATATACTCAAGCCAACGAACTGTACAGCAAATGGTTTTTGAACTTCGAACTGAACCGTGCGCAATGTTTAGTCGCGCCGTAGAGTTCGTAATGAAGTCCAGGGCCTTAGGTGAGAAGGGAGACCACTCTATCACGGAGAATTATCGCGACTGGAGGACTGTATCGCGGCAGCCAGAGCTGCAAGACCAGAGAGAGGGCCTCCCTCGCCGCCCTGCAGAATCTGTTTCAAATCTGCGAGAGTTCTAGCAGTATTGCGAACCTCACTACCAGTTCCGACATACAAATCAACCATCGGCTTAGTAATTAGTTTCACAGTAGCTATTTTTTCAGCAGCCTCGGACGCACAATCGCAATCAGCGATAATGCCGCGAATAAACTCGCCTGTCTTCGTCACGGTCTGCATATATTCAGTCTGCAGAGCCGCGAGAGTGTCCGCTTCTTTTAGCTTTAGCTGTCTCGCAAGGCTTTCCACCGGAGGAGTCGCGCTTATATCCATAATTGCGTGACGTGCTAAATCCACAGCATCTACGCCAAAGTTTTCAGCGATAAGTTCAAGAGAGTCTTCTCGCACATTCATATTCAGAATAGCTTCGTTTATCTCTTGCACTCGAGGATGCTCACAAATCTTACAAGTCATATAACGCATCTCCTTTCGAGTGAATTTGGCCAGGCCCCTGAATAATTCATATCAGTTCCCTGGACCTTTCCTCATTTATATTATATAATGTAGACAGCCAGAACTCAAGTAAACTACTTGAATTAGAAAAAAAAATTTCTTTGAGTGAGGAAAGGAGCTTACTATGCAAGATTTATTAAAGTACAAAAGGATGTGCTACGGCGACAGGAGCTTATTGATAAAAGCTCTGGAGCCTGACAACTGGGCCCGATTTGTCGTCTCTGTATCAGAGCTTTGCACGAGACCTATCAGACTACTGCAAACGTTTTCCACCGAAATTTTTTTCTCGGGTGTGTGGGGCTACGGGATGCAAGACTGGCACTTGGTAGACAAACGGGCTGACAAAGCTATCAAAGCAATCGCTAAAAAGTATGACGTGCCTGCGCTAAAAGACTTTGAGATACTCGACAGGTATCTCGAGAGCTTAAACG